GCCGAGAAGCGGAACGCCGAGAACGTGACCTTCACAGAGTCGGCCGCTGTGGCAGGCTGGTATCTGGAGAACTGGAATGATCGGAAGGCTCTTTCTCGACCGTTCGAGCCGCCGGCCCAGGAGTGATTGCCTAGAGTTCCATCCCTTGCCCCAAGTGGCAGGCTGGACCAGCCGGGAGCTCATTTCATGCTCCGCACTCTATCTCCTTTATTCGCCGGAGTTGGGGCCACCTCATCCATGCTTACCGCTGCAGGACCATCCTGACGCCGAACACGAATTTCGATGCGTCGACGCTCCTTTGAATCTCCGGGCGCAAGTCCATCAGTCAGTACATCCGCCGGCTTAATGAGCTGGGCACCTGAGAGGGGCAGCACCGCTACGCCTGATAGCCTTGGGTCACGACGCAGGACACTTGCAACGGAGACCGCTCTAGCCATTCCGAGGCCCGCATTATCAGCAGGATTCAGCTGGCCGATGTCTAACGTCCCGGCAATAGCTTTGACGAGGCTCGAATCGAGGTTCGATGTCCGGCCACCCATTGGCTGCTCATCGGTATGGCCCACGACTTCAACGACATGTGCGTCGTACTTTCTTACGATCTCCGCAACCTGATCAGCGATCGAGGTCTGTAACTTGTGCTCGAACTGCGTAGTCAGGCCCGCTTTCCCGCTTGGGAAGCTATAGCCTTTTGCCTCACTGAGATTGATTATGGGGGGCCAGTCATGCTGGCCGGCGCGCTTAGCTTGCGTCATAAGTCCCTCGGCGGCCAAGTGAACCAGCTCGTTAGGGGCTTTGTTAGCCAGCTCTTGGTTAGTGGACAGAGCTTGCTGAAGAGCCTTTTGTTTCTGGGCCGAAGCTTCTAAGCTGCCGACATTCGCGCCTTGGTCGATCAGTCGCATCATCTCGCGGACATCATTCTTTTCCGAAATCAGTCGCTCCGGATCTAAACCAGACTCCTTCAGGTTTCTGACAGTCTCGTCCGAAGCAACGAGACGCTTCCAGTCCTCCTCAAACTGCCTCCTGGAGGCTTCGTCCCCAAGTTGGCTAGCGTTCGCGAGAGCTGCCAATCTGGCCAACTCAGCATCTTTCTGAATGGCCGCCTCTCTCAGACGACGGTTGGCTTCCTCAAGTGACGAGGTCTTGCTTCTTACATCGCTTAGCGCCGCACGGGCAGCCTCAAGGGCGCTCTCCGCCTGCTCTCGCTTCTTTTGTTGGCTTTGCATCGCCGCCGCTGTCCCGAGAAGCAAACAGAAGATCAGGAGCAACATAATCTCTGCCATGGTCAGCCCCAAGACGAGGCCGCGGCGATATCCAGCGTCATCAGCCCCGATTGTTCGGGAGGGTACAGCCATCAGAGAGACGCTCCAGCGCCGGAACGATCATTCTCGCTCTCATGCTGATGTATGGTCGCGGCATCGAGCCCTGGGGACCTCACGTCTGCCGGCTGGCGACGCAACCCATCTAGAAAGGCACTAAATTTCGTTGCCACCGACTGCAACGCGGCAGCTCCGGTAGCCGCCTCGACTGACGCCGCTCGCAACGCTTGTTCTGCAGCAGCATGCGAGTGAGCTCCCTCGTCAACCTTCCGGACGGCTCCATCCACCTTTTGCATTGCTTGCACAAAAGCCTCATCTCGGGCGGCGACCTTTTCCGCCGCCTCGGCTAACGAGCGTGTGCTGCTTTCAAACTGAGCCGCCAGAGTTCTCAAGGTTTGAGTGTGCTGGCGCTGTTCCTCAGCAGCTGCTTCACCCCGCGTCTGAGCTGCGCTCTCTGCTCCCTCCAGCCGTTTGGCGAACTCTCGAACAGCGGTAGCAAGCTCGTCCGAGATCGGCTTCATACTCACTTCTATGACTTTGTCCGGCCCTTGCATCTTAGCAAGATTTTCAGACGTGGTCTGAAGAGCTGCGGCTACTGCTGCAGATTGCGTAGCCAGCTTGTCATTCTCTTCTGCGAGCCTCCTGGCAGCGGCATCTAAAGTGTTGCCCAGCGCATCCGCGAGGCTCGCTAAAGTGGCGCTTGAGCTCTCGGACGACGTACGAAAAGGCTCGGCCGCCTTTACAGTCATTTCTTCGAAACGCGCGAGAATCGCCCCGGACACTCCCGTCATGGTTTCTCTGACGTGATCGAAACCCTCCTTGACTTGCTGCTCCGTCCCGCGGCGGAAATGAGCCAACTCGACTACGGTAGCATCAAGTTCGCGGCGCATTTTGCGGGCTGCTTCAGCCATCTCTAAGCGTGCGATATGCTCCACATCCAGCGGGTCGATGCTCATCTGGTTGAAAGCAACCCGGAGAGCTACGCCCGCGATAGTGGTAGCGACCGCGACGCCGAAATTATTGAGGATTTCCTCCACGGGCGCATCTGAATGAAACTGGTACAGCGAAGCGCCCAGGCTTGTCAGTGTATAGAGGAAGCCGAGATAGTAGACATTGTCGCCTGCTTGGTCGGCACGCAGACGCGCGAACGGCAGGAACTGCACAATTGCCGAGTACAGGACCAGAAGCCCAACTGGAACGGATGTCACCAGGAACGGGGCCAAACCAAAAAACTTGGCGACCACGATGTAGGCCGCACCAGCAGTAATGAACGCGAAGAAAACAACCGGATTGAAGATAGCTGCGAACTTGCGCCTTCCGTCGTTCCTTGCCATCAGCCGAGCCCCTCAAGCTTCTCAATTTCTATCAGTTTGCCGCCGTTGTCAGTGATCCAGTGGCTCCAAAAATCGACATGTCGGTTTGCGTCGAACCGGGAACCCTGTCGGACGACATATTTGATCCGCACCTCCGCGCCAGACAGGTCAGCTGAGAGAGCTTGTTTGGCTGTTGAGTTTTTGAACGCATCCCACGACACACCTGCCCGGTATTGCGAGTAGTAGGGGCCATTTTCAATCATGTCGGACACAACAATGAGTTGCTTGTCAGCGTCGCGTACCTTGTCGCCCTCAAATCTCTCGACCGCAACTCGCTGAATTGTTTCCATCAGCGGTGACGTATCGGACTTGCCTACGGTTAACGTCTGCTCAAGCGCATCATTCAGCGGAGTACGAAACCCCTCGTTCCAAAGCTTTCGGGCGAGCGCAGGATTGGCGACTAACTCGCTCAGGTTGGATCCGTCGCCAGGATTACACTTGGAGAAAACTGTCCTCCCCTCCTCATTTGAGGGATCGAGGAGCCTCAACTCCAAAAGACCGTACTCTGGCGTTCTACCAGCAAGGTCCGAAAGATACACCGCAAGCTGCCGCCGAGCGATGTCGGGAATGGCATCCGTCGCGTCTAACAACACAATGGTTAGGGACTGCGGACCATCGACGGGGCAGAGCGTCTTCGCTTCGAGAACAGGCCGTCGTTCGGTCGTGAGGGAGAGCCAGGCGAAAACGCTGACGATTGCGATCGTTCCAATAACCAACGCGGAGATCAAAAAGATGGTGCCGATCCCCGCCCCACCTCGAGAGCGGGTGCGCCTACGCCGCCTTGACATGCACAACATCCTGCTCGGGTACGATCTCGTCCAAGCTCCGGTATCTGCGGATAGCTTCATCAAATTGGCTGTAAAGCAGCGTCAGTTCTGCAGTGAGTAGGTCCTGCGCCTCAGATATTCGCTTGCCCAGCTCCTTAGGCTCCCAATCAGTTTGAACGTTTGCAAGCGCCTGAACTCGATCCATTTTCCAGGACTGGCTGAAACGACGCGGGGGCTTAGTAGTGCGCGTCCTGGTGTTCGGCTCACGGTAGATGGTCAGCAGCGTGTTCCCTGCCCTTTCAAGCTGCGCTTGATGTTGATCGAAGAGATGGATGAGCCGCGTACGGCTAATCAGGATATTCTCATGCTCGCTCCGCTTCACCGATAGGTCACGGCTGATCATCTCCATCTCTTCCTTGAACCGATCCCTAATGTCGGCCAGTTCATCGATAAGACCTGCGACTTCATCCCTATAGCTGTCCCGCTTTTCAGACAGCTTTTTCTCAAGCTTCGCGAAGCCGGGATACGGGTCCATCATTCCGTGTGCATCGATAAAGGCGATCAACGAGAACAGCGATCCGATAGCGAAGTAGACCCAAGAATTGAAGTTCTTGAGCCCAAGCGGAGCAGTACGGAGCCGCTCGATTACCTCACGTCCTCCCCCTTCAGCGAGAGCGATCGTGGCTTCTCGATAATGAGCAAGAGCGAGATTGAATCCAAGGCAGCCTAGGGCATAGAGAGAGAAGCAGAGAAGACCCGCTAGCCTCGGACCGACAGAACGGTGGTGAACTAGCGATGCACCACGCGCCAAGAGGAACGCCCAACCGATGTTAATGAAGGCGAAGGCTACTGCCTCACTGAATCCCCCGAGCAATCCCTGAAGATTACCTGCCGACAGGAAGTAGCCATTCAGGACGGCCTCTACCGTACCTAGGAAGACAAGCAATGACCACTTGAGGGCCGTGGCAAGGCCGCTGGGCACATAAGCGGTTCGTTCCAGGTGATGGCGCTTACGAAAGGTCTCATACTCCCGTTCTGTCTCCCTTAGGTGGCGCCGTCGGTCGTGCAGATCGTTGATGCCCTTTGCGACTTCCGCGTTAAAAGACGCGAGGACCGCTTTGCTTCCAGTCCGGATAGAACCAAAGCGAGCCTCGAAATCCAAGTTGGAAAGCCTCTCCCCATAGGTCCTAAGCTCGTCCTCAAGGATTGCGTGCGACGACTTCCGAACGGATTCGACCCGTTCCAGAATTCTTGCCTCTACCTCGTCCATCGCAGCAGAACCGGCCAGAGGTTCGTCCTTGGCCCCTCGCTCCGATCCAGATGTCTCAAGCTGCAGCTCAGATGCCACTCTCGAGACATCAAGGTCGGGAAAGGTTTCCAGCGAGGAGCGGAAATCATGTCCCGGACGAGATAAGGTCTCCACGAGAGCTCGGAACGGGCTGTTCTTCAATGGAATGTCCTTGGATCAACAGGGGGATGCTGTAGCAAGCTTGCAAGCGCTAGCAACTGCAGATTGGCGCCTTCAACGCCTCTTCGAGTGTACAGTGAAGCCATCATCCGTCGCATGCGCAGCCAGCATCCTTGTAGCATTCATCGTTCTGACTGATGCAGGTGTTCCCGCATGCTTTCCCCTTGCGGCAGTGCTTACAGCAGGACTGCACGGGGATCCGAGACATATTCCGGGGAGGAGGAGACTTCAGCCATACCGGTAGTCGCAAGACATTCGCTGCTGATACCGGCATGGTAGAGAGCAGGCCAATGACCGCTGCTGCACCTGCTCCAACACGAAGTCGCCCGGCCATGTCTTTCCTGCTCGATTAAGAGGCTCAACGCTAAGACGAGCAACTGCAATCGCACAACAAAGATCGAGATGTCTATGACACTGCCCACAGGCAGTTCGCTAGTTTATCTCGGGGAAGCACTGGCTTCTACGCCGTTCGCATAGGAGACGGCGGCACGCAAGAGAAGCCCGCCAGAACTCAAATGCCGGAAGAGGCCACACATTGGCCTGTTGGTCCGCTTCGATAAGCGGCTTGATCCGGCGCTCCGAGTTGTGGCCGGCCGCCGAACAGCCGCTCGCGCACCTTAGCGAAGGGAGCCGGTCCTGAAAGGCCCGCCTTGGATCGGTTTCCACGACCACAGCGTCTTAGATCTTGAACGATGCTCGAAGAGTCTCGACGCTTTCCGGTCGTCTGCCGCGTATCGGCTTGCCTAGGATGCCAGGCACGTAGCAGTTCCGAATGAACCAAGTCTTCTTGGAGTTGCGAACATCAGGATTCGCGCGAAGCGCCATGGCAATCATTGCTGTTTCAAGAGCGTCGATCTCCATATTCAGCACGAGCTGAACTCCGGGAGAAATTACCCCGGTTCGGCTCAATGCGAGGGATCAAATGAAGGACGGGGGCGCCCCGCTTTCGTTCCGACGAAGAGATGTAATGGTTCAACTTATGAGTCTGGAAAATCTCACCCCGAAAGCCCGCCTTCGCGTTCGTCTTACCCACGTACCAAGGTGTGTAAGTGGCACCGTGACAGGTTGAGAAGACATAGATCCCAACTGCCCGTGAAAGGCCCTCGCTCCACTCCTCTACCTCGTCCCAGAACTCGATCAGGCTCTCCCGAGATATGTTGGCTTGAAAGCGTGGGGTCCAAAAGGGTCCATAAACGTCGTACTTCACAGAAGCCTCACCCACATCGTGCAACGGCAGCTTGCGCGTACGTGTCCGTTCTATCAAGCGCCCGAGATCACACACTATCCGGCGCGTCGGCCGTGGCCTTACTGTTCGGGGTCACGCTGGCGAAGGGCTCGCCATCGGGAACGATGCCGGTCGCGCCGCCGAAGCCCTTCAATGCGTTCTGGGTGACCAGATCGAGCGTCGTGGTCGTGCCGCCCTGGTCCTGACTGAACTCCACACCGCAGACGGTCAGATCGGCATCGATCATCATCATGTCCGACTTCACCTTGACCTGCAGGCCGACCTCCCACAGACCCGTTCAAGATTTCACAACCGTCGCCCGGCTTCACCCGCGACTTCGTGAACGTCGATGGCTCGGGCTTGCCTCTGTCTCGCTGACAGAGAAGCGAAACGTTCGGGCTGGCGATCGTGCGTAAGCCGCGGAGATTGACACCGTCTCCAGTCGCGGAGCCGGTTGCCGCTGACAACGATCTCGGCAAGCTCCTGTGACCTCGGAAGGCCTCCTCCTACTCGTTCTCGTTCAGCGGATTGCGGAGCCGGGTCTTCAGACCGCCAAAGCGGTTCTTGCCCTCCGGTGGCGTCCTCCCCTCGATGACGTGGCTGCGCTTGCCGCCCTGCTCGTCGAAGGCGGCCAGCGCCCGGTTTGCCGGATGCGCCGGGTTCTGGCGAAAGAAGGTATCTCGCTCTTCGTCGCTCATGCCGGTGACCCCGCGGCGGTTCTCGTCTGCCGGGGTGGCAACCATAGTGCTCGGGTTCTTCGCCATGTCAGGCCACCATCAGCGGAGAAGCGGGAAAACGCTTCGCCTCTACCGGCTTGAGACGCCGGATCCGGGACTCGATCGCGAGGTTCACGGCCGCCACAGCGCTGGTGCTTTCGCCGGCATCGCGATCAATGCCGCGGAGGAACTCCGTCTCTACCCCGGCGAAGCCACCGATCCGAACCTCGGTGAAGTTGCCGGAGCGAATATTCCGAAGCCCGTTGAACTCGGCCACGATGGGAGCCAGGCCGGCTACCGCCTTCTTGAATTGTTCCTGGACCTCCCTCTCCCGCGCTCCGGCCCAACGGTTCAGGGCGGCACGGTATTCCTCGGCAGCTTTCTGCAGGCGCTCCGCAAGATCGGCCTTCATGGTGCCGACGGCGCTGGTCAGGCCCTCCAGCCTGGCCAGGGTCTCATCCGCGGTTCGGAGATCCTTCTCCGCCGCCTTGTCGCTGGCGCCCTCCAGTTCGGCACGGAGGAGGCGCTCACGGGCGGCGGTACGGATCGCCTCCGCCTCGTTGCGCTGGGCCATCAGCCCATCGGCGCGGCTGGCGACGCGGTCGCACTCGGCGATGATGGCGTGCACCGCGTCGGCGACATTGCGAACCTCGCTCGGCAAATCAAACTTCGACATGGACTAGCTCCTGTCTCTCGCGGCCGCATCAACGGCCGCCTGGCGCCGGGCAAAAATGGCTTCGGCACTGGATCGGCGTAGCGTGGCCGCGGCGGCGCTGGCGCTTTCTGCCGGCCCTCTTTCGCCACGGGCAGCGGCGCGATCGGCGGCCATTCGCTCGCCTCCCGCGGCGACGGCCTGCCGACGTTGCTCGAAGATCCGGCCGGCCCGGCTATCGGCTACCGGGGCCGGCGTCGGCTTGCCGGTCTGCATGGCCTCGGCGCGGCGGGCGAAGATCGCCTTGGCATCGATCGTCCGTGAGGCTTTCCAGCCGTTGGCGTTGGCTGGGGCACTGAACGACTGGGCCAGCCATCTTGGCAGCGGCTCGGCCTCGGTAGATCGCGACGGTGACGGCTGCGCTCGCGCCGGCTGCCGGGACGCCTGGGCCATCGGCCCGTGCTGACCTCGAAGGGCGCGGAGGGCATCAACCGCCTCCATTGAGGACATGGCTCCTCGGGCATAGCTGCTCGTGACCTGCGCGATCGCCTCCGGCGGAACGCCGTCCCGCGTATAGCGTGCCGTCCAAGCTTTGACGTTCGTATTGATGATGTGCTGATTAAGCATGGGGCCTCCCCCTTGTGAGGTGCGAGACCGCGCCGACGAACGCAGGGAAATGTCACCCGTCAGCGCGGTCTCAGCTGCCCGGTCCCCACCGGGCATTCCGAACAGGGCGAGATGCCCCATGTTGCTCGGCTCAGGCATCGCTGAGCGCCGCTCCCTCAATCTGCAGCCGTTCCTGCCGGTAGGTCTCCCACGCCGCCTCATCGACCGGCTCCCCCGCTTGCAGCGCCAACCACTCCCACCGAGGCTTCACGAAGGCCTCGAGGTTCCAGATGTCAGGATCGGCGTTTCCCTCGAAGGGGCCGAGACCTTCGCAGACGGACGCGACCGCCTCCATCATGGCGATCTTCATCAGGCGCTCTATCGTGTAGGCGATCTTCATTGGCGCCCCGGCCATGACGGCCACGACCGTAGCGTTGCCCGCGGTGCGGTAGGCCAGGCTCATGCCGACGGCCAACGCTCCCTGATCGAATGGATTGAAGCAGTCGTCGACCGGCTCCAGGCCGTGCGGCACGCTCTTCGGCAAGCCGGGCATCGGCTTCGAACGCCCGGACTGCTTCGGCGTTGCGGGCTTAACTCCGCCCTCGCGCACGATGCGTTGCGCTCGGTTCGCGCCCTTGTCCGCGCTGGTCTGGGATACGCAGTAGCGGTTAATCCAGTTAAGCGCGGCTTCACGGTCGATTTTACCGTCCCCGCGAACCGGAAGTCCTCGCTTGCAGTATTGCGAGATCCGCGGCTTAGAAACGCGAAGTTCAGCAGCAAGTGCAGCCTTGGTAATGACCGTCACCCCCAACCCCCCGGAGTTGCACAGTTAAGCGGTTTGAAAATGTTGGAGCTAGTCGGGGACTGCACTCGCGCGTTACCCCCGAGGCCCGGGGTACCCTGGAAGGACCCGTGATGGCCCCCGGCCCCTCCTGACGTCGGCTGCCGGCCTACCATCCTCAGCGCGCCCTTCCCGGCGCGATGGCCTTGCGGAAGGCGGTGAGCGCATTCACGGCCGGCAGGCTGGCGCAGGTCACGCCTTCGCGTTGCAGGCGCTCGGCAACCGCTTCCCGGGCATAATCGGACATGGTGATGCCCCGGCCCTCGGCAGCTGCCCGCACCGCTTCACGGAAGTCGGACGGCACCGAGACGTTCAGGCGATCGATGAAGTAGAGGTGATGGTGCGGCTGAGACATGCCTCCGAACCTACCGGGGACAACGGCTTCGCTCCAAATGCGGAAACGTCGAAAACGTTGATGCGAAACGTCGAAAACGTCGATCGACCGTCGCGCGACGCGGGTGCGACTGTCGCGCGACAGGCTGCTACTTCCTCGGATGCTTCCCCGCCTTTGCGCCTATTGCCTCTCGTTTCGCCCTGCCACGCGCAGGATTCGGCGCCCCAGACGTGTCCGCATCCTGGTCGATGATGGCGACCGATAGGCTTGCCTGAAGTTTGGCCGGCCCGCTCAGTTCGGACAGAGCCTCGTGGATTTCATCACGGAGGGCGGCCTCGATGCCGGCCGCCCTGTCCTGTCAGGGCATCAGCAAGCTTGCCGGGCATCGCCAGGAGGCGATCCCGGACGACGCCATAGTCGCGCTAGACGTTCTGCTTGACCTGATCAAGGCGCACGAACTCTCCGCGCATAATGGCGTTCCTCATCGCCTCGCGATCTGTCTGCTCGGCAGTCAGCCGCGTCCGCTCTTCCGCCAGCCCGATGTCTTGCGTCCGCACGGGCGCTTGGCCGAAGAACGCTTCACTGACGTCCCGAAGATAGTAGACCGGCGCGCGCCGTTCATCCGGTCGCACGGCTGCACGCCCGCCGCGTCGAGTTTCCTCTTCACGGTCCGCTGATCGGCGGCCCATTCCACTACGAGGCGCGCGACGCTCCACTTGCTGGGCGCCCGCGAGACTGGCTGTTTCTCGTCGCTCATTCGTGATCGTTGCCCGCTGTCATGGGTACAGGACCCCTATGGAAACTTAGGCGCTGGAGATCGCACGAGCTCGCGCGTACCCCTCGACGCCGAGGGCCCCGGAAGGACCCGAGAAAGAGCTGGCGAGTCGCTGCCAACTTGATCCACGCTGTAGAAAGGTCGCAAGGAGGACAACGGGAATGGACGCTCAGCTTGAGAGCTTGGTCGAACTCTACCTTACCAGAGGCGGCAAGGTGTTCGTCAGTCCGCAGTATGACGTACCCTATGACAAGGACGCGCTGGATGGCGGCGCTTGTCCCGATATCTTGGCCCTGGACTTCGAGCACAAGGACGTGCTGGTCGTCGAGGTAAGCAGCGCCGCAGGCCTCACCTCACTCTTTGGCAGAGTTGCCGAGCGGGAGTCACGTTGGTTCGCTCCCATTCGGCGGCGTCTGCAAGCAGATAAGATCATCGATACCGCGTGGAGCCTTCGGTTTCTCGGCTTCGTCCGCGAGAGCAACGTGGATCACGCGAACCGCAAATTCACCGCTCAGGCTGACGTCCTTTTCGTGGCCTTGGAAAGTGCTGCCTTCTCGTTTGCCTATTGGGATAAACGTGCAACCGGGCTGCCTCGTTAGAGGCTCTTCGGCACGACGCCATCGAGGACTGCTTCTCCGGGCGCCGGAGCGCGCTGCAAAGCCGGCCCGCAGAAAAGTCCCCGGTTACGTTTCGTGCATTTTCCCGGATACGCTGGCGTAACCAGGGGCCGAAAAAGCTCAATGTTTTCGGTGCTGACCTGACCCATTCCCCGGTTACGCTGGCGTAACTGCTCTATTAGATCTTGGGAGAGAGGGTTTTTCGGCAGCATCCCTGCGAGAGGCTGAAGGCGCTTGCTTTCCCGTAGCTCTCTTGACGGCAGTGGCGCGCTCCACGCGCGCCCTCGCCTCGTCTTCCGTCTTGCTCCCCAGCCATTCGTTTGTCGGTCCGAGAGCGTCCGGAGTTCCGAGCCAGGTGAGCCGGTAGGTTGAGGGACGCCGAAGCGACCCGTAAGACCGGCCGCCTCGATCCGTGACCGCGACGAGCCCGAGCGCCTGCAACTCGGCGATCGCCTCCGAGATTGACGGCCGGCGGAGCCCGCGCGCCTCGATGTCGCTGTATGGGACCACAAGCGCGCCATTCTCCTTGCCGCCCGTCCGGGCATGCTCCGCCATGATGGCCCCGAGCACCTTGAAGGCACGGTGTGAGAGGACGAGCCAGGCGGGCGAATCCAGGAGCGCGCCGGGCACCGGAACGCTCCAGCCGACTCCCTTGGGGAGGCCAAGCGCCTTGCGCGCGCGGCCGATCACGACGTTGGTGTCCCTGCCCTTTTGGTCCACCTTGGTCCGGATCAAGCCGCGCCTCCCGGCGTGAGAACTAGAAGCCAAAGCTCCGCCCGAATCGCCGCCTCCAGCGCCCGGATCTCGGAAGCAATCATCTCGGCAATGATCCCGCGGCGGGCCATCGTTTCGGCCTGGATGTCCAGCTGTCGCCGGAGGTGACGCTCGCCGGCATCGTGAGACAGCTGTGCCATTCGCGACGCATGCCGAAGCACAAAGTCACGCCGGCGGACGGCTGGGAACGGCAGAACCTCTGCACTGCAACGCGCGAGCGCGACCACGCGCGCGGTGCCAGACTGGTCGGCTCTCATGCTCGACTCCTCAGGATGATGATCGGCTGGCATTGCTCTGGCAATGCTACAAGCCCGGATAAAGCAATGCTGCTTCTGAGCCTGCCAACACGTAGTGACGCCCACCTTCTCGGACGTCCGGGAATTTGCGACACCGTCGTGCGAATCGGAACTCGCGTTACGATGCGTTTCACCGAATTTCATGCGGCGTGCACAGCTAGTCTCGGCTGCAGTAGCGGTGGCTCTCCCACGTCGCGCTTCACTACCGCGTGAGCTCAGCCCGATTTTGTAGAAAAACCTGGAGAGACGCCTCCGAGACAGTCCAGCGACCGCCAATTCTTGCGCCGTCTACGCGCTTCTTCTTGATCCAGTCACGGATTACAGCGTCGGACACACGTGCGAGCTTTGCTGCCTCGCCGGTGTTGAGACGTCGATCCGTTGACCACGGTACGAACGGCTCAGCATCTTCGGCGAGCAGCGCTCGAATTGCGGCAGCCTCTCTTTCCATCGTTACCGCTGTCTGCTCCAGCCGAATGCGAGCGGCAGCATCCATCAGCTGACGAGCCCCTTCTCCCGGGCGGTCTCCAGACCGCGCGAGACCGCGTCGGCAAGCTCCGGGAGCTGCTCGATCCGACAGGCGAACCCCTCGCGACCGGGCTTCATCTGGCCGTCAGCGTCGCGGTACCAGACGCGGAGGCCGACGAGGCGCTGGCCCTTGAACTCGTTCAGCACGACGCGGATCGTCTCGCGGGCATTCTTGCGGATCTCGGCAATCAGAAGGTCATCGGACATCAGTAGCTCCAAACGGAAGCGGCCCGCGCGATGGCGAGCCGGAGGAGGCTTTGCAGGGAAGGACGCGGCTCAGTGCCGTTCGGTGGAACTGGGGGCGGTGCTGATCGCCTGCATGGCGCTAGCAACGTCGCCGCTGCTCGCCGTCGCAAAGGGGGCGGCGGCCTTGATCAGAACGGCCTGGATCTCCGGCTCGCTCAAGTCGGTATTGACCAGGTGCTCCGCGAGCGCGCGAGCATACCTCGCCTCTTCGAGCGCCAGCACTCTCTCCCGACGCATCTTGAACGCTGCGATTGCCTCGCCGGTGATCGCCGTCAGAAGGTCGGCATCTAGCACCGACTCAGCCACTGGCCAATCAACGTTGCTGAGGTTGCACCGATGAACGGTGTTGCCGAAGAGCAGTGCCATCGTCCGCCCCAGCCAGCCGATTGGCTCGCCGCAGTACGGGCAGCACCACGACGGCATCGGACGGGCGAAGCGCAGCCTAGGCACGAGCCCTCCTCCGTACAGCATAGGCCGTCGCCAGAGCCATGCCGGCCGCCTGCCCGACGTGCTCGGTCGTGGCCGTCGGCCACCAGCGCTGAATTGCGGCAAGCATCAGATCGGGATCGGTTAACCGGCTCTGATAGAGGAAGGCCGCGATCGCCGACGCCTCGTCCGCAGGTCGGTCAGACACCCTGCGCTTCCTCCAACTGGTCGAGACGCCGAAAACGCTCCAGCTCGTCCTCGTCGCCCGCGTAGATGTGCTGGCGTGCCAGGCTGAAACCGGGGGCGAGTTCGTCGCGGGAGCCGTCCGGCCAGCGCCGGGCAACCGCCGGGTAGACGTGCTCGGAGCTCTCGAAGGGAGTTCCCGCTAGAAAAGCGGCGATCTCGCCGGAGCGATCAGCGCCGGTCATCGGAACGCCCTCCGGCGGCCGCCGCTTCCTGCTTAGCGAGCCAGGCGGTCAGGGCTGAACGGCGAGCACAGACCTTGCCTGCAATCTTGAAGGTTGGCAGACTGCCTTTTTCGCGCATGTGGTGAACCTGCCTGGCTCTAACGTTCAGAAAGCTGGCGATCGCTGGCACCCCGTAGAGCAGGTCAGCTTCCGAGTTTTCGATCTTTTCCATGTCGCACCTCATGTCGCGGCCATGTCGCGCGGACGATCCGGGCCGCCGAGCGAAGTTGAGGAAAATCAAGGGCTTAGACGTAAGCCACGGCATGTACGCAAAAGGCCGCCCGGAGGCGGCCTAGTGCTTTGTTTTCGTTGCTCTTTCGGGCTTTCCGCAGTCGGTCTATGACAACTTCGAACCAGAGGTCGAACACGACGCCGCACCAGTGATCCGTCAGGAACTGACGGACCGAATTGAAGTAGCGCCAAGCCTCCATGAGAGCGGCGCGGGCGGAAGAATAATTCGACTTTGAGAAGTCCCGGAAGACCAACTCGTAAGGCATGTTCAGCCCGGTGCCGATCGCCCGCAGCATCACCGTCGCGAACTGATCGAGGCCGACCATGTTCTGGTTTGGCGTGAACGGCGACATCTTGGTCCCCGGTGGCAGCGGGATCATCGCCCCGCCCTGCATCTGCAGGCTCCAGTCCCGCAGCGAGTCCTGGTAGGCCGCCATGGGATGCTCGGCATCGGCGAAGAGCTGCTCCACGCCATCCTTGTCGAGCGGCGTCTCCAGCGCCGCGAACACCAGCGAATTGAGCACGGCCAGCCGAAGCTGCTCCGTGTTCATTTTGTCGAACATCCGGAACTGCCGGAGCACCGAGGTGATCACGGCTTTGCCACGAGTTTGCCCGACCCGGTCGGACTCGTAGACGTGGATCACCCGCCGGCGCCCCCATGTCTGGTAGGCGGGGATGCGTTCCCACGTGAGGCTTTGCGCAGTCTGCGCCCCGAGGAAGTCGCCCGGATGAGTCTTGCGAATGTTGTAGGCGACGGCCGCCCCGTAATCGTCGAGCTCGATCCCGCCGCGCTGGTTCATCGAATCCATCTGCCCGTACGGGTTGGACAGACGGGCCGGATCGACCAGCTGCAGCGATGTGTTCCACTTGGACCCGGTGCGCTGGGTCCAGAGCGGCAGCGCCAGGCCCTCCCCAGTCGCCGCGATCATCCGTGCCTGCAGCCGCGTGGAGACGTGAAAGTTGTAGCGCAGCCCGACATCGAACCAGTCAGTGTCGGTGAACGACCGCCACAGCGATTCCACCTGACGCGACCAGCCGTCCGCCCAGGCCCGATCGCGCCCGATCGCAACGATATCCGGGTTCGGCTTGCAGATGATCCGCGGGCCGACGACGTTGTCGACGAAGGTGCGCTCGGCGCCTGATGCGATTCCGTTGTTGCGGGCCAGATCGTCGATGCGCGCCGCGATCGTATCCATCTCGGGCAGGAGCGCGGCATCCGGCGAGATCCGGGAGACACGGTTCCAGCTCATCATGTCGCGCGCAATGCGCGAGGCGGCATGATGGCTCGTCTCGGAGTCCGGCATGCTCATCTGTGCCCGGCCGGTCAGCCGGCCCATGGCTTTGGTCAAGAAGCCCATGTCAGAAGCCCAGATTGATGGGGCCGCGCCGGACACGGATGCCTTGCGCCGCGGCAACCTGGTTCTGCAGGCTCGTGATGTAGGCCTGCAGGTCGGTCTTGTCCGCCTGCGAGAAGCTGACAGACTTGCCCTCGTAGGACACGGAGACCGTCGCCTGGCCGGTGAGCAGCTTGTGATAGGCGACCTGCGCTTCAGCGAGCCATCCCTGAAGCGTCATCAGATCGGCCATTCAGCATCCTCAGAGGTACGGGTCGTTCATCCGCGCCAGCGGACGAGCTTGGAAGAACCGGTTGCGCACCGCTTCCTTCGGTTTGCCCTCGGCATCCGATGGAGCGTCGGGCGCCACCGCATATTCCAGGCTCTGTTCGATGCGCCGCGGCAGCGACCGGCGCACAGCCAGAGCGCCGACGAAGGTGTCGAGCACCTCATTCCGCTTGCCCGGCGGGAGAACCCAGACGGTGTAGGGCACGCCGGCCTTGTATCGTGTCTCGCGCCGCTCCGACGTCAGCTGCTCGAAGTAGTCCGGCCCAAACCCTTCTTCCGTCGGGAAGTGGATCAGGCCCGGCCGATGCTCACCATCTTCGCCCGGCGCGATCGCCAGGCGCGCATAGATGGCTTCCTTCGCCGCATCGACACCGATCAGCCAGACGTTATCGTTCGTCTTCAGCGACTTCGAAGCATGCGTTGGCCACATCGGGTATTTGCCGGCGCGGCCCTTGGTCGGAAAGATCCGCCGCGCCTTCCGGGCCCGGCAGAACGAGTAGACCTGCGCGCCATGATGGCCGCCTGTGTCGATCCCGAAGGCACCCACCCTGATCTTGCGACCTGATGCCGTCACGAACCGCCGCAGCAGCAGCGCGTCGAGTTCCTTCCAGGCTTGTGGCTGCGCCGGGTCCTGGTTGATGACCTCGTAGACGAATGGCCAGCATTCCTCGTCGGCGCCCCAGCCGATCAGCTGCGCTTCCAGCCGATCGCCCTGCACGTCGCAGAAGCCCGTGATGACGCGCACCTCGTCCGGCAGATCGTCAGGCCCGTACACCTCCGCCCGGGTGATCAGGTTCGCGCTCTCGACGCCCTCGCCTTCTTCCCAGGTCTCTCCCAGGACGAGGTTGACGAAAGTCCGCAGCAGCGCCGGATCCTTGTGGACCCGCAGCCACTCCTCGACGAGCCGCGCCCAGGCGGCGTTCGGGAACAGGCTATAGCCGGCCCAGATATGGAAGCCGGCATGACCATTGAACGGCTTGCCCGCCCGCCACTCGCCGGCATCGATCATCGCCGGCTTGTCGTGTTCCTCGATGCGCTCGCGGCACTCTTCCGCTTCGCAGACGAAGTGCGCCGTCTCCGGAAGAGGCGCGCCCTCCTCGTTCTTGTCCCAGTGCAGGTTTGCCCATTGCAGGACCTGCATGTGGCCGCAGTGCGGGCACGGCACGAAGTAGCGCCGTTGATCGCTTTCCGCCCACGCCTTCTCGATGCGGCTGACGCCCTTCACCGTCGGGGTGGAGCCCAAAATGATCTTCCGGTTCCAGAACGATTCCGAACGCTTGGTGCCGAGCGCGATCTGATCGCCCTCGTTGCCGGCGCCGTCGGCCGGATATCCGTCCACCTCGTCGAAAGCGATGATCCGCGCCGTGATGCGCCGGAACCCGCCGGGACTGTTGGCGCCGACGAAGGACACCGACGAGCCGTTGCGGAAGACCCGCTTGAGGATTCGCTGGTTGGAATCCTTCGCCTTCAGGTCGCCGGCGATCTCTGCCAGGACCGGCGTATCGCGCAGCATCGGCGCGATCTCGGTCCGGCTGTAATCCTCCGCATCCTCGACGCGCGGCTGCACGATCAACTGCGGCGACGGATCCTGGTGGATGAAATAACCCACCACGTGGTCGAGGATCTTGGTGTAGCCGACGCGAGCCGACTTCATCACCGTGATCTGCTTGACCGTGGGATCGGTCACCGCATCCATGATGCCGTTCTGGTAACCGAAGGCTTGGAACTTGCCGGCATCCGCACTCGTCTCCGCGGAGAGGAAAGCGTACTTGCCGGCCCACTCGCTCAACGACAGGATCGGCGGCGGCTGCAGGGCCTCCGCCCGCCCTCGCCTCAGCTCATCAAGAAGACGGCCCGAACCTTTCTCGTATCGACTGCTGGAGGTCGGCGGGGTCTGCACCTCCGTGACCGTCAAGCCTCAACTCCTCAAGGACCAGCGCCACCTCCGCGTCGATCAGCGCCTTCACTTCTTCCGCCGATCGCAGCACCGCGGCGCGAGGCGCCACTCGGGAGGCGATGTTCAGGAGGCGGTTGCGCACCAGCGCATATTCTCCGGTCACGGCTGTTACCACGTCGCCGACCAGAACAACGGCGCCGATCTCCCGGTCGTATTCAAGCTCGCGCAGCAGAGCGAGGTAGCTTTCCTTGTGGCGCTTGGCCTCGGCTTCCGTGGCAAAGACCCGGCCGCTTTCAAAGACGAGGCGCTCCGCCTCATCCTCGATCGTGTCCGGCAGCTCCAACGCAGGTGCGGACACCAGTGCGGACAGTTGGTCCCTGTCCGCACCCTTGCTGTCCGCACTGTCCGCAGCCGGCCCATTGCGCTTGCGCCAGGCTGTCCCGACCAGTGCGGGATCAAGCTTTCCGTCAGCAAGAACAGGCAGATAGCCGCTTTCGATCTTCCGGCGCACGACCTTGTCGGAGCAACCGTCACGACGGGCGAACTCGCGGATCGAGATGCCGTCAACAGGTGCGGACACCATTTGGACCTCTGCACCTACAGATCAATCGCACTCGCGCGTTACCCTCGGGCCGTGGGGGCCCCGGAAGGACCCGCGAACGCCTTGATCGGGCTTAATCGGCCGTCTCCCAAACAAGGGAAAGTCAAGACGCCATGCAAAAAGGAACAGAATAATCGGACGTTCAGCGCCGCGTCTTCATCGCCGCCTGAATGCGGCCGGGGAATGCGCGCTGCACCTCTTCGGTCATGAAGCGGCGGAAGTCGCTTTCGAAAGGCACATCCTGCTTGATGCGCGCCTGGCGAGCGAGACCATACATCAGCTTCAGCTTGGAGCGCTTGCCCTTGCCGACGCGCTGGTAGATGGCGTTGCCCTTCACGACCTTGTTCTGCAGGTTCGCCGGGCGCTGCGTCTTGCGCACGCCGCTGGCGCCTCTGCTCACCTTGGCCGAGGGAATGGCCAGTCTGCCCTTGCCCTGCTTCACGCCACCCTCGGCATGCTTCTTCAGGCTTGCCCTGCCCAGCTTGTCGTAGATGGTGACGCTGAGCTTCCGCTTGGTGGCGCGCTCGCCCTTGGTGGACAGCGCGCCCTTCATGAAGGACTTGTTCCGGACCGTCACATGGGACGGCCATGTCTCGTTGATCAGCCGATCCCGCGTTTTCTCGGCAGCATCGTTGAGCGCCTGAGAGAGGGCGAACGGCACTTGGTCGGCAGCGGCATCCAATAGGGACGCCATGCGCTCGAAAGCGCTGAGGTTAATATTGAGCACGAGATGCCATCGGCATGGGAGCGATGCCCTTGAGCAGCCCTCTCGCCTCCTCCCTCACATCCCACCAGTTCAGCTTCGGCGCGGTCGCAGCCATGATGATATCGCCGCGCAGGAAGCCCTGGAACATGACCGCGAGTGCCTCCTCGTGAAGGATCTCCATGCGCGGTGCCATACGACCGCGGGCCAGCGCCCAGAGGACGCGAGATGGCTGGCCGTTCAGCACCTCGGGCAGGAACGAGTGGCAGAACTCGTGGTCGACGTTGTAGGCGTCGATGTCGTGGCCGTAGCCGAGCCGCTGAGCGAGCGCCCGATATTCTGGCGTGTCATGCGGCTGCGAACCGTAATAGGTGCCGTCCGGAAAGTGGGTGACCACGTCGCCGGGATAAACCTCGATCCGGCAGAACGTGAGCTGGATGACGCGATCGGGCTGCATCGGCCTACCGCAGAGCCGTGAGGTTGAACCGGCCGCGCGGTTCGCGACCGGTGTCGAGATTGTAGAAGACCAGCTCGTTGCCGCGCTGGATCATCATGGAGCGCTTCGGCGACTCGTTCCGGCGCAGGCGCATCTCACGACGCAGCCGGAATGCGAGCCAGAGCCGACGCAATGCTAGGGTGCGACACTCAGCCAAAGGTTGTCCTCTCTGTCACGCCATGCCAGCGTCAAGCATCGAGATTCGTCAGATGTTGGAGTGATGAGTGGCCAGCTTTGAAGAAGATACCCTGGCGGAGTTCGCCGCCGTAAACACGGTCGCCTTGACCGCGCTAAAAGCTATTGCGCTGCTCCAACCGGATTCGTCTGCTTTCCTTGCTCAGATTCTCGAGGGAGGACTGAAAGCGATGGAGCAGACGAACTATTGGAGCATTCCTGCTGACCGACGGGAAGCGTTTCTCGAGAATGCGAAAGCTCGCTACTCCGACGCGATTGCGAGCATCCGAGTGCGCTAAGCCCCAATTTGCGACGAGCGACGGCTGCTGCTTCTGTCATCAGGAGACGGCGGTCGTATCGGTTGACGACGCTGCCGGGTCGATGACGACGTCGTTCGCGTCCACGCTGCCGAGCGTGTCTTCAGCCATCACGGTATCGGCCTGCGCTGCCGGCGCATCGGCCTTGATCACGTCGTAGGTCGAGGCCTTCAGGACCAGGTTGCCGTCGAGATTTTCCTTCGCCCAGTTCTTGGCGTCGTACTCGGTCGTGAAGTGGCCGGTGCGCTGCTCGCCACCTTCGGAGACCTCAAGCGTGACGCCCGCGAGATCGCCGGCGGCGATGGTAACGGTGTCGGCGGAGATTTTCTGATCGGGCATGTTCTTCTCCAGATGCGAAAAGCCCCGCTGATCGGATGATCAACGGGGCATAAGCCCGATGCCAAAGCAGAGCGGGGACGGGTCAGCCAACCAGCGCCTCCTCAAGAGGCAGGCGGGGTGGCTTGTCACAGGGCAAAGCGGCGATCTTCGATGCTAGCCGGTTTTGTGCGATGGTTATTCTCGGATCATCCGGAGATAGGTCCGCCGGCAGGTCGCTGGAGCAATCTTTGATGCAGAAGATCAAGGCTACAGGTCAGAGAGGCTCATGGTTCGCCAGAGCCGACGGGGAGAAGCTTCCTTGTGTGCACAAGCACTGGTGGCGGGGTGGCCGCTACCATGACCCGTTCGCTAGGCCAGGAGAAAAGAAATGGGACGAGTTGATCGATGCGATCAGGACGGGGAAAAGGGTCATCCTGACTGACGATGATGTCTCTGCAGATTCTTCGGAGTTCCGACGCAAGGGCTACATTGCAGTCTTTGCTGTTTCAGACGTTCACGTCGATGAGACCGGCCTTCATTTCTCGATGGATGCTCGCTTGAAGGAGCTGAAGTAAGCGCACCGTAGCCCTAAAATGCAAAACCCGCCGCGATTTCTGGGGCGGGCGCAGATGTTCGAATATGGTGATCTGACATAAAGGCTGGCTTTACGTCAATCCCCAGTGTTCAGCGAGGGCATCGAGACCAGCAAGAAGGTTGTGGATACCGAGACTGCCGACCGGCACCTCGTTCTCCTCGCAGCAAGCCCGCACTGCTGCGGCGGGCGCACCCTCCCCCAATGCTGCCTTAGCCGCATCCATGTCGGCAAGAATCTTACGCTCGCTCTTGGCAAGTTCGAGCCCCTCGTCGCTGTCCGGATCGGGTTCTCGGATACTGCCTCCTCCGAACAGAGATGCCGCCTTTGCCACCGGTTTCGGCGCGGCCAACGCCTTGCGAGTTGCCGAAGCCAAACGGCCCCAACGCTTGCCTGCTTCATACTGCTCGGGTGTCAGTCGCCTGGCTAAGAACAGTCGGCCAATCTCAGTCGCCCACTCTGGCGCTGCCATCCCCAGTAGCGCCGCATCCCGCAGCCGCTTCGCCTGACCCGGCGTACAGGCTTCAGTCACGAGCCTGCTAGCACGCGACAATCTCCCGTTCGCTTCGCGTACGGGTACGATCTTGAGCTTCTTCTTTGCCACAGCGGCCCTCCAATGGGTCGCCGCAGCACGTCGTGGGGCAAGGACAGGGTAGCCTGCCCTACAAGATTCGCAAGCGCCACTTTTCGGCTAAGCACATCTCGGAGGATGCGATCCAAGAGCTTGCACTACTGCCTTGGTTTCGGAGTCCGCTTAACAACCGCCTCCCACTCGCGGCCAGTAACAGGAGATTGCAAGAACAGATCCGTCAGAAGGTCGACAAAGTCTTCTACTTGACCTCTGTTAGTGTGATCGACTTCGAAGTGAGCGTTTCCCTCTTCTATTCGACATCTCAACCGAAGTCGCTTTTGGGCAGCCCTGTCGACGAGTTTTTGAGGATCGATATCATTGATTAAGCCGTAGCGATGAGCTGCGGCCAATCGTTTGGCAAGCATCGTCCTCTTCCCGATCTCTGCCTTTAGCTCGTCGGAGTTCGGACCGAGCCCGAACTTCAACGCCAACGCGTCCATAGCCTCGCCCGACTTCCGCACGGTGACATCCCTGATGTTAGTCACTGACTCGAAGGTCCTGAAATTCGCTATGAAGACCAGCCCCTCCCAAGCGAAAAAATCGATCAGTCCATCGAAGCTCACGACGGCGCCATCGATTGCCACCATCTCGTTCCGATCTCGACTGAACGCTGCAGCAACTGCCCCTTTTTTCCTGAGAGTGACAGTGAGCCCTCTCGATCCTCTGAAGAGAGTCAAACGGCGGCCATCAGCAAAATTTAGCCGAGTAGCGTAGAACCTGGCTTGATCGAGCAATCGCTCGTCACCGTCGAAACGAACCGGCCAATCGTCCTGAGGTACTTCGTCAAGCCATTCGGCGATCGCCGGAACCTCTGCAACCTTGAGCACCCCAATACTACCCTCCACCATCGCATCGAAGTCAAATTCGGAGAGCGCTTGGTCGTCGGCTGCGCGTCCCTCTAACTTCGCAAGGGAGTGCCTTGAAGCCGACGCCAGTTGGTCTGCCACGGCCCCTTCCATCGCCAACTTGTACCAGTCGTGCGGACGCTCTCTGGTATGACGTGAAAAGAAAAAAACGTGACAGCCAATTCTATCGCCAGCTCCCAACGCGACACGTATGTCAGCGAGAGCTGCGAACGCGTCATCGATCAATGCCATCTATAACCCCTACCTTAGGAGGCATAGAATAGCTTCGAAGGTTGTATTTCGTGAAGCGTTAGTATCTCTTCAGGAAGAAAGTTAGATCGGCGCGTGATTATGACACCCGACCTTCCTGAAGGCAGCTTCGCCCGCATAATTCGATAGCGAAACAGTAAAAACAAGGGATTAACGTAGACGGTGTCAGTTCTGAACATAATCAGCATCAGAACGGCGTAAAATACGCACGCAGGGACAACCTTTGCCCACGAGCTAAGATCATCAATCATAAGTGGGGGAATGTAGGAGAGCATGTAGCTCAACACGCTCTCGTCTAGTGGCTCTATGTCGTCAACTGCATAACGCATTGGAGAGCCTTGCTCGAAGCCCGAGCGCAACTCGTTAAACATGAGGATCGACGCAAAGAACGCGCAGGCAGAGAGGCCCATCACGAACAACCCGGTTATACCTGTACTAGCGTTTTTCCAGTCATGCTGAGCGGCCTCCCCGGCAAAGAGCAAGAGGTACAAAGGAGAAAACGAGCAGAACAGGAAGCGAGCGCGATACCAGCTGGTCATTCGTCACCATCCAGAACAAAACACGAACTCTAGAGGATCCTCACGCATCCGCAAGAGCGGTCTCTGAAGAGATTCTAATAGGATGGCTGTACCGATTTGCCTATCGGCGCTCGTGGGCCGCAGGACGGGACGGGCGTTGCTCGACAGGAACGTCTAAATCTGAGGCGTTGGAACCTTTTGTGGACGAGTTCTGTGCGAGACGCGGATGCCAATTGAGAACTCGCGCCGGAGCTACTTCTTACGCTTGACCTGCCCCTAAGAATATCCTCCACGCGGCGTTAGAGTCCGGCCCTTGAAAGGACGGACGGACGGAATGAAGCGAGCGAGATTCACGGAAGAGCAGATCATCGGGATCCTGC